TTCGCTTATTTCAAATGTTACCTTGTTATCTATTGCTGTAGATTGCAATGTGTATTGTGGGCTACTTTGCCAGCTTGTATTAGCATAATCAGTATATATTTCTATTTCTAATTGTACGCTAACTAAAGCAGCATCTGATACGTTTATAAAATATGGGCTTAGTACATTAATTTTTGCCATTTTCTAGTTTTTTAAATGTTTTTGTTATTTGTACGTTAAAGTCATCAAGTATTGTTTGGTTTAAATCCTCAAAGGCTTTGTTAAATGGTGTGGTAAAAAATAAGCTAGGCTTTATGCCTTTTTCAAATATGCTACGTGCTATAGCAAAATTAGCAGCTTTACGTGGTAAAAACCTACCTTTATCATCTCTTGGTGCAATGCCTTTCCTTATTCTCCATTGGTCAAAAGCACTTGGCGGTGGCATACCTTTTAAACCTTGTTTACCACCTTTGCTTCTAAAGCTATAAGGTGTGTTACGCCTTACTTTAGTACCGCTTACACCTTTATCAACAAATTGACCATAGTATTGCATTATAAATTCAACAACCCAGTTTTTACCATTTGGCATTACTTCAAACGCTAATGATTTGCTTAGTGAACCAGATGCATTTTGCCCTTTGTTTTTGTAACCACCTTTAGTTAAGTTTAACCTAGATTGGCTTACAACGTATTCACCAAATTGTTCTAATATGGGTTTTAAGTTGCGCATATTGTCATGTCATTTGGAATTAATATATTAAATGTAACAGTCCAACCGGCTAGTTTGTTTTCAAACCTATCGGTAAAGGGCTCGCATACTGGTTGCCCATCAAGTTGGTATTTGTCTGTGTATAAATCACCCCTGTAAAGTAATTCTAGTAAACGGTTGGCTACGGCTAATTGTGTATTCCAAACATCTTGCTCGTTGTTGTTGCCCCTAAATTCAGCAGGAACACCATCAGGGTATTCTTTGCTTTCGTTTACTATGTCCATAACTAATAGGCTTATTGAAAAATTCCACACATTGCCTTGTAACGTTGCGTTATTTACTTGAAAGTGGCTTAACGGAAATATTGTTTGTTTAGCTAAGTCAACTTCAAATATATCACCATAAGTTACTGTATTAACAAAATCATCTTGTTGTAATTGTTGTCTTATTTTTTCTGTAATGTTATAAAAACCTTGCATTATTGTTTAAATTTTTGTTTAATCATTAAGTTTTCTAATTCTATTTTTTCTTTTTCAAAAGCTAAGTACATATAACATTTATGTAAATTTAACTTGCTAACGGCATTAAACCTTGTAACGTCTCCTTGAGCGAGCGTATAGAGTTCTGAATATCCACTCCATTTTTTTGCAAATTGGCTTGCAGCGTTAAGTCCCCTTGTATCTGCTGTTGCAAATAGTTCAGGGTAGAGTTCATTAAGGCGTTGGTTAAACTGTAAAAAAAAACAATAGCACCTAATACAACATCAAGTGGCATTTGTTTTAGTTTTTCAGCATAAGCATAACTACCGGTGTATTCATCAATTAAATATTGCTTGCCTATTTTTTGTTTAATTGGCCTAAATAATACTGCCATTGCTTTATGCATGCTACCGTATTGGTTCATGTATTTTGTAACATCTAGGTTTTCACCATAGGTAATGTCATCTAATTTAGGAATAAAACCATACTCTATGCCATTTAATTTAAAAGTACGTATTAATTCATGTTCTTGTTTTAAAATGGCTTGTATTTGCATTAAATAAATATCAACGTGTTTTGCTGGTAGTTTATTTAACTCTGGTTGTGTTAAACCTAAAAAGCATTTTAGCAAGTCCTGTTCAGTAGGGTTTTCTATTTGCATGTACTTTTGATAACTATGTAAAGGAACGTTGCTTAAACTAATGTTTTTTAACTTCATAATAATAATTGTAAAGCTGGTTTACTTTATGCCATAGTGTTTTGTCTTGCTTATATACTTGATTGCCATGTATAATTTTATTTGGTGTATGTATTTGTAGTTTTACGTCTGGGTTTTTACCTGGCCTTTGTGGCACTACAATTACTTTTATACCTTTTGCAAAACAATAACTAATAGCTTTAGTGTTTATCAACTTTGTTTTTTATATAACAAAAAAAGGGGCTACATGTATAATGCAACCCCTTTTGAACTAAACTAACTAACTAATTAAAAAATGTAGTTTATAAGTGCTTCAAGTGATAGTAACGCTATGCTAGCTATTAGTAATGCAATACTAAATAAACTTAAAGCAGCTGTTCGTACTAATTTGTCGTAATATTTATTCATTGTTTAATTTTAATTTTATTATTTCTTTTTGCAATTTACTTATTTCGCTTCTAAACATATTAACTGTATTTGTGTTAATTAGTTTTTCATCATCAACTTGCCTTGTTAAAGATGATACCTTAGATTTAAGAAGCTGGTTTTCTACCAGTAATTCGTGTATTGCTTGTTTTTCTCTAGTGTACATGTTTTTATTATTTTATTATTTCTTTTAGTGCCTCCACCAGCCAGCGGGTTTATTGTGCATATTATTGTTTTATTTGTTAATATTATTTGTTTGTCCTATTGCATGTGCAACAGCGTTGCAGTATGTAGTGTAATTATTTTGTTTAACATAATTATAGAAATGCTCATAATAATTTACATCTTCTTGTAGTTCTTTTTTTGTTGGTTTTTTAAAATACATTGTTTATTGTTTTAATTAATTAACACCTAAATATAAACACAAATGTTCATAAAACAATAGCTATATATGATTTTAACATAATTTTAACATTTCATTAACACTTTTACAGGGTAGGTATATTTTAAAATACAAAGTATTTGCCTTTATGTGGGTTTTGTAATTGGCTAGTTAAAGCATACCTGGCAGCATCTATGCAATGGTTAAATGCATCTATTGGTTTGTTTAGTGTATTGCCCTCTTTGTCTTTTAACCAAATGTAGTTTTGTAGTTCCTTTATTAAATTAACACTAGTATTAGTAACGTATATTTTGTTTTGGTTTATTAAGTTGAGGCCATATACAATGCTGTCTTTACCTTTTTGGCATGGTAGCACTGTATTACCATAATTATTTAATTCAGCAATACTTTTAGGTTCAGCACTATCTGCATATATAATGTCTGCTACATTGTAGTTTTTAAGTAATTTGTTTATGTCGCTATTAAGTAAACCCTTTTGGTAAATAACCTCATCAAATATATAAGCATCATTGTATTTATATAATGCAATTAAAGATGTAGGGTCTGCACTATAGCCAAAGTCCATACCGTAGCATAGTAAACGTGCTTCAGCTGGTAAATCAATGGCTTGCCAGTCAGGTATGCAAGCACCCTCAAGTGTTCCTATTTCACCCAGGCCATATACTTGCCACCAGTTTTTCCAGTAAGTGCTGGTGTGCGCTTTTAGCTTGGCTTGTTCTATGTCTTTTATTATTTCAGGGCTTAGTGCTTCGTTGTCTTTGTAGGTTAATTTAATAAAGTCAGTATCAGTATTGTTTTGTAATTCAGTATGCGCCCAAAAACTTGATGTAGGGTTAAAGTCAAGCCATATAGTACCGCTTGTACGTATTGCTAATTGGTTGTAAGCATCAAAGGGTATGTTGTTGGCTTCGTTTACATATAGTATGTTACGCCTTGCCCCACGTAGTTTATCAGCACTTTCAATACTAAAAAACTCTATATAACTACCATTGGTAAATGTATATTTTAATATTGATTTGTTAAATTGTGCATCGCTATAGCGTTTAGTCATTATCATTATTTTTAAGAAGTCCTTTAATGCACCTCTACGTAAATGTGGTATTGACTCGCTTACTATGCTTATTTCTGTTTGTGGGTTTTTAATTGCTGTATCTACAAGCAAAGGTATTATGCCAAATGTTTTGCCAGCACTAGTACCACCTTGTACTATGCGTTTACGGCTTTTTAACTTGGCTAATTTTTTTATTGCAGTTGTTACAACAAAGTCCACTATAAGTCAGTAATGTTAAATAATGGCTGTTCTGCGTTTAAGGTAATGTCTTTGGTTTCACGTGGTTTACCGGCATAATAGTGGTAAAACAATTGTACAAATTTAAACTCACCGCTTTCAATGCCAGCTTTAAGTGCTGCAAATGCTTGTGGTTCAAGTGGGGTTAAACGTTCTATTAGCTTTACTTCCTCAGCTTTTGACTTACGCCCACTGTTAATATGCCCACCGTTGTTTTTTCTACCGTCCATAAGATTGAAAAAAATTGTTAGTAATTATTTTTTTAATAACCCTTATTGTTTGTTTTTGTTAACTAGCATGTTTTTAATTGTGTTAAAACGTAACTCAGCGTTTTGTATTTCGTTATTAGGTATTTGGCCTATTATGTTTATTAGGTTTGTGTATTGTATTGGTAGTTTTTGTTGTTTTAGTTTATTGTATTTTTCTTTTAAGTGCATGTAACGTTGCTCAATAGGCATTTCATCATTGTTGGTTAGTTCTGCATAAACGTTATATAGTTTTTTGTCGTACAGTTTTATTGCAGGAAATATATTATTAATGCTATGTATTACGGTAGCATGGGTTTTGTTTAGTGTTTGTCCTATTTCTTTTAATGTAAGTTGTGTTAAATCTTTACATAGTTTAAAGTAAATTGCCCTGGCATATACGTGTTCGCGTTTACGGCTATTGGTTGCTATTTCTGTTTTTGTGTATTGTGTTACTAATTGTTGTATTCTTTTTGTGTCCATGTTATTTGTTTTAAATCGTCTTCAAATGTGTAATAAGTTATTAAATGATACAGTATATAAAATTTGTAATGTTCTATTGCGCGGTGTATTCCTGCGCAAGCTAAGTATTGTTCTAGTTGTATGTATTCGTTTAGCATTTGTTGTAACTCAGTAATTGTTACCCCATTTTCTAGTTCGTATAATGTTAAGGCATAATATTCATAAATTGTTTGGTGCATTTAAAATAAGCTAGTTTGTTGTTTAGTGTGTATTTGTTGTTGCTTGCCTAATTGCTTTTGTAGTTCTTGGTGTGTACTACTATGCATTAAACAATGCAATATAACACTTAAACAAACATTGCTGTTTTTTAATTCTAAATCTGCGTTTATATTGTTTACTCTTGTTTGTATGCTTTTTAAATGGCGTTGTGTTTGTTGGCTGTTGCGTTGCTGGCGCCCTTGTTTGCCATCGCCAAGTATTTTAATTATAAATGGTTTTGCTTTTTTTATAAATGTACTGTTGGTAAAGCGGTCACCCTCGTAAAATATTATGTGGTTACTGTTTTTTTGTAAGAATTCATCTAAGCTAGACATAACATTCATGGCTAGTTTGTCGCTACCGTCAAACATATCACCTACGTAACTACCTGTAATTATATATTGGTCATTATGTAAATAACGTAACAAACCTACATTGTTTGCATAAGGTACTTGTAAACTATTTATAAGTTTTTTTATTACATAGGTTTTACCAACGCCACAATTACCGGTTATTAGTATATTTATTGCCATAGTGTATTTGTTCTAAAGTTATTTTTATAGTAAGGGTATTCGTGTTCCATCATTATTACTTGGCCAGTTAAACGGTAGTGGTTTTGTTTTTCTTTACAAAGTTTTAATTTACTAGGATTATGTTCGCAACGCAAGTATTCAGGTAAATATTTTTTACGTGCTGCATGAAATATATTAAATTTAGTTTGCCATTTTTGTTCTGCATGTGTTATGCGGTCGTAAAACATATCGTTGTAAACATTAGGGTAACGCCTGTTTACTCTATGCCAACCCTTGTAACAACACAAAGTGGTTTCAAGCGTAAAGTAATTTACAAAAGGCATGTTAATGTATTGTTTGGCTTCTTGCAATAGTAATTGGCCTTGCGTTTTTAATTCATCAATAATGTTATCTGTGTAAGTAACAGAGTTGTTTTTAGTCCAATCTAAGTCATCTCTACCTAAAACCTTACATAAACCATTACGGTGGCTTTTACTACCTTTTAGATCATCTAAAAATAATTCATTGCATTCTACGTTTAAACCTATAATGTTTAGGTATTCAATATAACTAAAGGCACTTAAACGCCCAAAGTATAAAAAGTCATTATTAACTACTTGCCATAGTTTTTTAAAATTTGTATGCGCATTGCTTGTGTTGCATATATTGTTAAAGAACTCTGTTTGTGTTTTACCATTTAAAAGGTTTAAGTAATTTTCTATGCATTGTATAAAAGAGTTTTTAAAATAACGTCTGTCGGTATCCCAACCAAACAGTTTATAGTTTTGGTAAAACCATTCTTTTAATTTATATAAATTCAGTTTGTGTATATTGTTAAACTTTTTAAATATTATATAACTAGTTACTATGTTTTGGCTGCAACCGTTTATAAAACATAACCAGTAGGCTTGTTCTTTATTTAATTTAAGTTCATCAATTATATGTGGTATTGCATAATACACCGCACCGGCATGGCCTCTGTATTTAGTATGGAATTTGTAAAAGTCCAAAAATACTTTGCGCCTGTATTGTGGTAGCCTAAAATCTAAACCTGGTTGTAAATTGTAAATAGGTTGAACTTGTACTAATCCTGTTGTTTGCAAAATAAATTAATTTCGTTACATAAATAACCTAATGTTAAACGCTCAGCTTGTTCTGTGTTTAATAAAAAACCGTATTCAGTTCCTTTGTTTTCAGTAGTAAAGCCTGGTATAAGTTTTGGTTTGTTTTTATAATAATACTGTTGTAATAATTTTGTGCTAAATACATAACATTTGTTGTGGTCACCAATTACATAAAAGCGTTGTTTTACTTTTTGGTCTTTAAATATACCACTAGGGTATGTGGCATGTTCATAGCGACGTTCAACACTAATGTAAAGGTTGCCAGTTTTTTTAAATGTTTGGTCGTTTTTTATTTCCCAACCCTCGTAGTTTTCACCTATGGTGTATTGTTCTTGTTTTGTTTTACAATGCGTTAAAGTAATGCCCCAGTATTTTTTTAAGTTGTCGTAAACATACGTTTCAAATTGTAAACCCTTTTGTTGTTTTGTAATCATAATGTTAAATACCCTGTTTTATCTTGTTTTATGTTTTGTAGCTCTTGGCTTGGCTGGTTGCATTTATACATGTATTCCCTGTAGTATAAAACAAAACTTATACGCAACCAATCATCGCTTTTGTTTGTAATTTCAGTATTGCCATGCCATTTGTGTACATCAACAAATAGTACATCATTGTTTTGCATGTCTATAGCTACTTTGTATTCAGGCAAACAAAAGTAACCGCCATCGTAAGAACCCTGGCGATAAGTAACTAAATTGCCAAACCCTTCAGGGAAGTCACCGCTATCTTTATGTACAGCTGTACGGAAGTTTTTATTTACTGTTACAGTTGTAAAACTTGTATTACCAATAACATAATTACGGTTTGTTCCGTCTGCAATAGCTTTTTGTTTTTGGTAGTGTGTTGGGCATAAATTACTATATAGGTAATCAATGTATTCAACAAACGGAATACCCTGTTTAAATTTATCAAAATACTTACGTGCAAATGCAGTTTTACGGCAATACTTTACCATTGCACTACTATCCATATAACCTACGTTACCGCTATAAACTTTATTGCCAACAGTAATATTACTTACACTGCCATCTTTACGTATGCGTTTGTGGCTGCTACCACTAGCTATGCCACGCCCATCAGTGTATTCTATGCTGTCTTTAAAACTGTTGTAACCTAGCTTTAGTATATTGTCAGGTATTGCATTTTTACGGTATCTAAATAGTAGTTGGCCGTTTAAATCGTAACCGTCAGTATCTTCTGTTATAAGTGTGTTATAATGTTTGTCAGTTAAAAACGTGCCTTTAAATTTATCAGCTTGTTTGCCTTTGTAATGGTTTGTTAGTTTAATTGTTTTCATTTGCTTGTTTAAGTATTAATAATAAATAATCGCTAAGGTTGCCTTTTGTTTGCGCAGCTTCACCGTAAACTTTTTTCATACCTATTTTACATAAATGTTTAAATTGTTTTAGTTCTTGTTTGCTAAAATATAAAAGTGTGGTAGTTATTTCTACGTCTTCTATAGGGCTGTTGTCAGTACCCCAATTGTCTTCAAATAGTTTCATTGTTTAGTAGCTTTAAAAGTTTATGGCATTGTATGTATTTTTCACGCGCTTTTTGTTTATATATTTTTTTATATAACATAAAAGTTTGTTTTATATATTGGTATTTAGTAGTACAATTTGCAAATATTTTTTGTGCATACTTTTTACCGTAGCCTTTACAAAAGTTAACATTGTCGGCACTATCGCCTACTATCATTTGTGTATAAAAATTGTTTAAGGCTTGTTGTGGTGTTATGTCGTATATTTCTTTATGCTTGTAATGGTAGTTGTATATTAATGCTGGTAGTTGTTTGTAATCTTTATCAAGGCTAACAATAATAATGTTATCACGCCCATATTGTTTTGTTAGCTTATGCCAATAAATACTAATTAAGTCATCAGTTTCCATACCACATGCATTTTTACATTGCCACTGCTGATTTAAATATTCTTGTAGGTTTGATAGTTGTTTTGGTATTTCTCTTTTTTTGCGGTTTAATTTATAAGTGTTATCTATTTTTTTACGGAAGTTACCCCTTGCACCACCAAACAATATAACCTGGTCAACTGGCCATTGTTCTTCTATGTAGTTTACAATAGACATAAACATTTCATCAAACTTACCTTTGGCTTCTGTTAAGTCGTCGTCTACGTTTATACAACTTGCCCACAATAAACTATCTGTATCAAAAAGAACTAACATAAAGTGCCGTCTAATAAATCAGCATATAAATCTTCTTCTATTTGTTCGTAATCTATGTCGCTAATTATGTTACTAACTTCTGCTTGTGGGTGGTCGTTTAAATATATTTTTTCAATATGTAATTGCGCTGGAAAACCTGGGTGAAAATGGTCGCCAGGCTCAGACTCTTCATAAGTACCTGTAATAAACAAAGTAGTTTGATAAAGTATGTATTCAGTAGTAAATTTATGCTTTTTGTTCTTCATCTTTTTTAATGTTTAATATGTCTTCTATTTTATCTATTCGTGTACGCATTGACATTACAGCTACATATAAACTGGTAAGTACTTTTTCCATTTTAGCCATGCGTTGTTGGTGTGTGTATTTCTTGGGTTTTTTCATACTGTAATATAATAAACATTTTGTTAATTAAATAATGTTTAACAATGTTTTAACATTTATAAATTCATTAACTCGTTTATAGCAATACGGCCATCTATAACAACGCCACATGCTATGGCTGGTTTTTTACCACGCTTTGCATAAGCCATTGCATAACTTTCAAAGTCAATACCGCAACCAACTTGCATACCAAATACTTTAAAGTTTTGGCCTACAAAAAACTCAGTGTAACATTGTGTATGTAAATGGCCTTGTACTGTACTTTGCATGTCTGCTTTGCATTTAGTACGTGCCGTTCCGGCTTCACCATGTATGTATTGTACACCATCAATTACATGGCGGTCAACAAACTTCCAGCCAGGCACTTCTAATACTTCTTTGTATGCTTTTATCCATTTTTTAGGAACTTGGCTTGTTTGTGCTTTACGCATTATTATACGGTCATGGTTACCAATTGTAACTATAGCTTTTGGAAAAGCCTTATACCAACGGCTTATACGCTTTATTGCTAGTTCAAGTTCATCAGCACCGCCTAGTGCTTCAGTATCGGTTTCATGGTAACTACTGTAGTGGTTGTCTATAACATCGCCAATAAAAACTACTTTGTTGCAATTGTATTTAGCATAGGTTTCTGTACAGTGGTCAAGGTATTGGTCAAGGCAAAACGGCTCGTGCAAATCACCTATGACTAAAACCCTATTAGCTTTGCTTGTAATGTTTTTAAAAGCCTTTAGCCTGTTGCCTTTTAAACGTGGTCTAATTTCCATATGTGTTATATATTTTTTGCAACTCACTTATCATAGTACGTACACAACTGCTGCATGATGATTTTTGTTTTTTAGTTTGAAATATTCTATTATATATTTTTAGTAATTCACCTTGCGTTTGCGGACTAATTACACCCTTTGGGTTATTAAAAAAAGTATTTAAATAATAGTATTCATGTTCTGCAAGGCATAAAGGTTTATTGTATTTAAATAAAGTGTTTAGTTTTTGTTTTCTAGCATCACAACCGCAATCTTCCCCAGCAACCCATTTAACTAGTTTTTTTATACCTGTTGCTTTTGTTATTTTTTCAACAGTATCTCCTAAACCTTGGCTTTGTGCATCAAAGTTTTGTTTCCAATCTTTGTATGCTTTTGTGCGTTTGTCTTTTGGTGGTTTCATTTTAATTGGTTAAAAATATTATTATTAGTGTTAATATTAAGCCTATATAACTTATGGCTGTTGCTTTTAATTTGTCTTCATATTTTTTCATAATTTATTGTAATCTTGGTTTTTATAATCTTGGTAATCTTCAGTAAATTTATCACGCATTAATTGCTTACCTTTTTTTAATGTATGAAATATATTTACAAAACTTATTCCAGTTTCTTTGGCCATTCCCCTAATGCTTAAAGGTGTATCGCGGTAAATTTCAAATATACGTTTACTGTACCAATCCCAGTTGGTAAGTTCTTTATCCATTTTATTTATAAGTTTGCCAAATGCAATTTCTTGTTCTAAGTTATTGTTAGCTGTAAACTTGTGTAAGTTTTGTTGTGTAATTTCTTTAAAGCCATCGTCTTTGTAAAAATCATCAATGTTAATTTTATGTATTTTATTTTTATTAATTACATAGTCAAGGTATATACTACGCAAAACAAAAAACATATAGCCTTTGTTAAGTTTACCGTTTTTAAATAACTTATTAGGGTTGGTGTATTTGTGTAATTTAATGTAGGCTTCTTGTACAATGTCTTCAGCATAAGTACCAGCACCAAATTTTTTTGCTATTAAAACCCAGTCATCATGGTATTTTGCTACTTGTTTAAGCCACTTCATTAAAATTGTTTTAAAGGGTTATATAAATTATCTATAACTTGGGGTAACCCATAGTCGTTTATTTTAAAACTAAATTGCTGAAAACCATACCCTCTACTGCGTTTACATGCAACAGATATCCAACCTTTGTTAGAACTGTTTTTACTAAGTTGTATTTGCGTTTCAGTTTTCTTTTCTAAAAAACTACCTAAATGGCCAGTAGGTTTATCTACATTGCCAGGGTTTGTGTGTATTACAGTTATTATGTGGCAGTTATAAACTTGCGACCATTCCATAATTTTTTGTACAACTTCATTGCTTTGTTCTATATTATTTACATCACCACATAAATCAGCAACGCCATCTATAATAACTAAACCAACTTGACCTTTTTGTACTTTATTTTGTAAGTAATATTCTATAAATTGTAAACGCTCTTTATAGCCTATAGTACGCAAACCAAAGGTATGGTAACAACCAACATCATTACCATCATTCATATCAATAACGCGCCTAAACACACGCTGCGCATGGTATTTACCTTGTTCAGTATCTATGTGAATTAGGCAACGGTTATCTCTATGCCCTTTTATATTGCAGCCGTATTTATTATTTCCACTTAAATAAACACTAGCTAATAAACTTATAAAGTATGTCTTGTGGGTTTTTGGTGGGGCTTGTACAAAACTAAAATTTCCATACGTACCTATAGGTATTGGTAATTCTATTTCACCTTTTATGGTTTTTATTTTATTAGTTCCTATAGATAATGCAACTGGTGGGTATTTAATTTTTTCTTGCGTGTTTATAACGCAATTTTTTTCAATTACTTCTAGTTGCTTTTTGGTTAGTTTTTGCATTTATTAAAAAGGTAAATCTATATCGTCATCTGTTTTAATTGGTTCTTCTACTTTTGGGGCTTCCTGTTTGTCTTCCTGTTGTTTTTTAAAAACCGGTAAAGGTTTTTCATCACTGTATAAAACAATACCGTTACCAACGTATGTACGTTGTTGCTTGCCTTGTCTTTCTTCTTGCGATTGCGACAACCATGCGCTAGTTGTTTGGTTGTATTCGTTTGGTTCATCAGCTATGCCAATAGTAATATCAACGTATGTTCCTTTTTCACCTTTTACGTATTTATCTAAAGGTATTTTTTTTACGTTTATTCTTGCTGTAATTAAGTGTGCCATATTATTTATTTGTTAAGGTTTGTAATTTTTCTTTTGTATTATATTTTGGTTTTTTAAAATCCTCAGACTCGTCTTCACCAAATACTCCTAATTGGTAAAAGCCTGTAACTTTTAAAACTGCTCTTGATAATGCTCTTTTTTCTGCCATTTCAGCTACATACCATGTATTGGTGTTGCCATCTTTAAATGTATTGCCTTTTAAGGCACTACCGTAAGTTTCCATAACTTGTTTAGCATCAACATAACCAGTAGCTTTAATAACTGCAAAATCTTTTTGTAATACTTTAGCTTCAAATTGTACTTGTATATTAGCTACGGCTTGTATTTTTTCAATACCTGACCTGGTTATAATAACATAATGCTGATGCTTGTAAACATCATCTTTTGTTAATTCATATTTAACATATAAATCTTTTAGTGTTTCTCTGTTCATGTTTGTTTTTTTAAATTTAATAATTCTGTTTGTACTTTGTTTAATTCGCTTTTTAAAAGTTTGTTGCTTAAATGCACATTATTGAAGTGAAAAAACATTTCACGCAGTTTACTTGCTAGTTCCTTTAACTTTCTGTTATTAGGGTTTGCTTTTATTAAACTTTGCATGCTTTTACTTAATTGCTCAAAACAATTGTTAAAATATATTTGTTGTAATACCTCTTCCTTAGTCTGCATTTTCTAATACAAATTTTCTTGCAGCTTCTTTAAAACTTTTTTTGCAATTTTTATCTAATAAATCAATAACTATTTTTTTTAGTTCGCTATTGTTTTGTTTTAAATCTATAATTAAATCATAGAATTTTTTGTTTTGTTTTCTTAAAGAATTTATTTGATGTTCTTGGAATTCAAACATTGTTCTTCTAGCTGTTGGTTCTTCTCTACTCATAACTACTTATAAATGTTTCATGGTTATTGTAAGTAAAATAAACAGATGCCTTTTGGTTGTGCGCTACTATTTGCGCTTGTAAAGGGTCTGTTATTCTAGCGTAAATTTTACCATTTTTGTATAAAATGTATTCTTGTGTTTTGCTCATGTTTTTTTATTTAAAATTAATTAAATAACTAACAATACTTATAGTGTTATATAAGTTTAACAAAATTTTAACAGTTAAAAAGGGTGCTGTTAACACCCTTAATAAAAACAAAATAAACAAGAATTATAGCAGTTTATCTACTAAAAATTTATAATAACCTATTTTTTGTTGTAACTGGTCATCTGTGTATTTTACAATGTTTTGGCTTTTTAATAAAAGTTTTTCACTAGTTCCAGTACCTATGTTTTTGTCTAGCCATAAGCTAAATTTATATTGTTCGCCGTATTTAAAAACATTACAACCACTGCATTGCACTTGCACATTAGTAGCGTCCCAACGCGTTGCATAATTTTTACGACTAATAAAATGACCAGCTTGTAATTTTGTCCAGTGGTCTACCTTGCCACATGTTACGCATTGTGAGTATTCATTTTTAGCTTTACGTAACCTAATGTATTTACTAAATATAGTATCTAGTTTTTTTATTAAAGTTTTACGGCTAGGTTTTTTCATTTATTGGGTTGCACATAAAGTTATAACAAAAATTTTAAAATACTAAAAGTAAAATATAAACTAAATGTTAATAACTTATATTATATATTACGCGCTCGCATTTATATATATAATAATTAATATAATATATTATATAATATTTTATATAATAAATTTATATAATAAATAAATAAATATATTAATATATAATAATATAAACATATATATAAATAATTCAATATTTATCTGCCTTGACCTTTGTAAGTTTTTTTGTAACCTTTTGAACTTTTTAATCTTGATTGGTTTTTAGTGTGTGGATGACTTTTTCTTTTTGGTTTACGGTAAATTGCTACTTGTATTTTTCTAGCCATTGTCTATTTGTTTAAGTTTTTTTATTGCCCAGTTAATACCGCTAGTTCCACCCCAGCCTAGCCAAGCAACGTAACCTTTATCTTTCCATGGGGTACTTTTATATTCTGCACTTATTTCTGCATTTTTTTGGTGGCGTTTAAAACTTGCCATACGCGCTATTGTACTACGGCTTATGTTTTCACCTTTAGCTAATTGGTTGGCACGTGTCCAGCCAATGCGCGTCATTCCTTTAACTTGTTTACCGTATTTATCGCGCCAGCGTAATACTTTTTTAGCATTGTTTTTTGCGCTTTCAGGGTAATCATTATAGGTTTTTAAGTTATGCTTAAAAGCATCTTCAAGTTCTAGTAAAGTAATTAAATCATTTAGGTTAGCCATTTTTTATTTTTTTAAATTTTTCTACACCTCTGCTACCAAAATAAGCTGCAATAATAATACTTACAACGCTAGATATATCTTGTAAAGAATATTGTAAAAACCAACCTGTAACATAACTTAAACTAAAAAATATTAAGGTTAACGGTCTTACGTTTTTGCTTAACCAACTATCGCTAGTCATGTCACTAGCCCACCTTTTACTAACCTCTTTTAGCTCTATAGAGTCCATTTCAAGTAGTTTTAAGGCATGTTCTTTGTCTTGTGGGGTAATTTGTTTATCGGCTATAATTAAATCCTTTACAACTCCTAATATGCCAGAGTCAGTTAAATTATTACCTAAGCTATTTAGTAAGCCTTTTTGGCCTATAAGGAACTGGCCAACTTTTGTATCTTTAAATTTCTTTTTCATGCCAAATAAAACTTATACAAATTATTAATAAATATATATTTAGTTCAGTAAAGTTGTTTTCTTCATCTGGTGGTAAATAACTAAAGCCTAATAAAATACCAATACGGCTACGGTCTATTATTATGATTTCCATCGTGCTTTTTTACCCCTTATATCGTAGTGTACAAATGTATCGTACAAACCTAAGCCACCCTGTAACATTTCGCCATTGCTAATAAAGTCATCTATGTATTGATGCACTATATTTGTAGGTAATGCTTTTACAACAATATCAGCAGCTTTACCAAATTGATGTTGGCTGTTAGTTACTCCACCAATTTTTAAATTATGTTCTGGGCAACGGTAACCGCTATTTATTTTTATTGGTTTGTTTAAGTAATCTCTTAGGTATTGTAATTGGTTAGCTACTTTAGTAATGTTAGCTAAAACATCATCGGGCATTTGACAACCACATTTACAATTAAATTCTTTTTTTGAAAAATTTTTTGTCATAGCAAATTTTTATTAATATAATTAAAAATATAACTGTTTGTAGGTTTAAGTGGTGCTCGCCACATGTTCCTAGTAAGTGTTTTATAAATTCCATATTTATTTTAAATTATTTACTTTTTGTTGTACTTCTTCTATAGCTACGTTTAATTTAAAAGTTATATCAGCTTCCCATTTATGGATTGGTTTTTTATTGCTGTAAAGTATTATTACAGGAACTTTTTTAATTACTGACCTAGCTTCAGGTGATTGGTCTTCATACCAACCAAAAT